AATAAGAAACTTTATTCGAGAGTAAAGGCTGAAGCAAAAAGGCGTTTCAAAGTTTATCCATCTGCATATGCCAATGGATGGTTAGTAAAAACTTATAAAGCGCGAGGCGGTAAATACCGCATGGGGAGTAAATAATGCCAAGAGGTAAAGGAACTTACGGAAGCAAAAGAGGTCGTCCCGCTAAGAAGGGTAAGGGCAAGGGCAAAAAGAAGTCTATGGGAGGCTTAACTGCTGCTCAGAAGAAGTTGCCGCCTGCACTTCAAAAAGCAATCATGAAAAAGCGTCGTAAAAAGGGCTGAGGGAGAAAGTAATGGCTAAGCCTCGTGGAGGTTTAACAAAATGGTTCGGAGAGAACTGGGTTGACATTTCTCGTCCCAAAAAAGGCGGTGGTTTTGAGAAGTGTGGCAGAGATAAAGCAGGCAAGAAAAAATATCCAAAATGCTTACCTGCGAGTAAGGCTGCCACACTTACTCCCGCTCAAAGAAAGTCTGCAATAAGAAGAAAAAGAGCAGCAGGCAATCCTGGAGGCAAACCTACTAATGTAAGTACTTTTGTCAAGAGGAGAAAAAGACGAGGTAAAAAGTAATGGCTGGGATAAGTATAGCCAAAGTTCCTGGCATAACTCGACAAGTGGCAAGGAGAAAGAAAAAGCGGAGAAATCGACGTGCCCGTAAGAAAAGTTAAAGGGGGCTATAAATGGGGTAAGTCTGGAAAGACTTATCGAAAAAAGAAAGACGCTCTAAAACAAGCTCAAGCTATCTATGCAAGTGGATACAAAGGAAAGAAGCGTGGCAAAAAGAAAAAGCGCTAGAAAAAAGCATCCTGCAGTAAAACGAGCGGGCGTATCTGGTTTTAACAAACCCAAACGTACTCCAGGGCATCCAAAAAAGTCACATATTGTTGTAGCAAAAGTTGGCGAAAAAGTTAAGACCATTCGATTTGGACAGCAAGGTGCGAAGACTGCGGGTAAGCCGAAGAAAGGCGAAAGCGAAGCAATGAAAAAGAAACGTGCTAGCTTCAAGGCTCGTCATGCAAAGAATATTGCCAAAGGCAAAATGTCAGCAGCATACTGGGCGGATAAGGTAAAGTGGTAATGTTTGAAAAAGAAGTAAGAGAGTTAAATTCGACATGGGCATATAAATATGACCTAGATCAGTTTGCCTCAAAAGACCACTGGAGAATCATGAAGGAACATCCGCATGTAGGTGATTGTGAAGACTATGCTCTTACGTTATTGTGGTTAATTTGTGATAAATCCATGTTAAAGTTCTGGTGGAAGCTATTTACTTTCCAGGCTCAGATTCGTAGAGTAATTACAAAAAATAATGTTGGTCACGCTGTTCTTCGATATGGAGATGCATGGGCAGATAACTGGACACGAAAATTTGTAAATTGGGAAGAAATGGAAGCTCTAGGACACAAGAAAGACGGGCTACATTATTGGCCTCTAACTGTAGCAATAAAGTTGTTAATTGCAAAGTTTTCAAAAAAGAAAAAGTAAGGACCACATATGGAAACGTTAGTTGATTTAGCTTTAAGCTTTTGGCAATGGACTGTTTTTATAGTTCTCGTATTGGTAGGTTTCGTCTTTAGTAAGTTTGACGGCCAAGGGGAGCACCGTGTAGGTTTTGAGTTTGAAGAAATGCCACATATGAAACCAATTCCGATTCCTACAAAAGACAAAGGTTTTTGGAAAGGAATCTGGCACTGGTTGATGGGCGTTCGTCAGTGGGAAATATGTGACGACTTCAATTTTAGTTTAGGGGGTAAAGAATATGTTATTCCTGCAGGTTTTCAGTTTGATGGAGCATCAGTGCCAAAGTTTTTGGCAATGTGGCTTTCTCCGACTGGAGTATTGTTGATGGGCGGTCTTGTCCACGACTATGCTTATAAGTATGCTACTCTGATGCAAAGAGACGGTAATAATATCGGCCACATGACTCAGAGTGAGGCAGACAAGCTGTTTCGTGACATTTGTATCGAAGTGAATGGTTTTAAATTCTTGAATTACCTCGCATACTGGGCTCTTGCAGCCGCAGGTTTTGTAGCTTGGAACGGACATAAAAAGAGAGGAACTCATGTGGTCTAGAATTTTCAAAGAAAGAACTAGTTGGGATGGCTTCGTAATTTTAGGTGTTTGTGGAGCTGTAATACTTTTTGGAGGTCTTGCTGAAATGGCAGCCTGGGGCGGAGTGGTCTACGCACTGTGGACTATCCTCAAGGAAGAAGAATGAGCGAAGAAAATACAGGGTATCATCCCGCAGATTCAAATGGTGACGGAGTAGTTACTCCAGAAGAACATGCAATGTACATTGAGTTTAAAAGAAAAGAACTCGAAGACAAAGACGCTCAGCGTGACGCTATTCGAAAGATGGCCTGGTTTTCTTTGTTTGGTCTTTTACTTTATCCTTTTGGCATTTTTTGTACTTCTTTATTCGGGCTGGAAAAAGCAGCGGACTTGATTGCAGATATAGCACCAACTTATTTTGCATCAATCGCTGTACTTGTTTCAGCATTTTTTGCAGCAGATGCAGTAGGGAATAAAAAATGACACATCTAAATCTTAGTAAAGATACTAAAGATATACTGGCATTTATTGAAGAATACAAGAAGAGTGTTCGGAATAAACCAAAAGAAAATGATGAAAATTTGACAGACTTTGAAGCCTGTCGCCTTTATAGCAAAACGAGATCAATGGAACAAGAATAATGGCCATAGAGATTAGCCGTCAAGATATACTTGCAGATTATTTGTTTGATTATCCAATGGATAATAAGTTTCTGAAACTGCCTGTATCAGACTATATGGAGTTACTTGGTGTTACACCGCTTCCTTCGCAGGTAGCAATTATTAACGCCATCAATAATCCCAAATATAGGTTTGTATGTGCAGCAGTATCACGGAGACAAGGAAAAACTTATATAGCAAATATTATCGGGCAGCTAGTCTCTTTGGTCCCTTCTTCCAACATTCTCATTATGTCCCCCAACTACTCTCTTTCGCAAATATCTTTCGATCTACAAAGAAATCTCATCAAACACTTCGATTTGGAAGTAGTGAGAGATAATGCAAAAGATAAGGTCATTGAGCTATCTAATGGTTCCACGGTTCGCATGGGATCAGTAAATCAGGTAGACTCTTGCGTAGGTAGATCCTACGATTTAATTATCTTTGACGAAGCGGCGCTCGCTGACGGAAAGGATGCTTTCAATGTAGCGCTTCGTCCGACTCTTGACAAAGATAATTCAAAAGCAATATTTATATCAACACCTCGCGGCCGTAACAACTGGTTCGCCGAGTTCTTTGACAGAGGATTTTTAGATGATTTTCCCGAATGGTGCTCTATTAAAGCAACTTTCAGAGACAACCCAAGAGTTTCGGAAACAGACATTGAGGAAGCTAGAAAGTCAATGTCCGAAGCTGAGTTTAGACAAGAATACGAAGCAGATTTTAATACATACGAAGGACAAATATGGAACTTTAATTTCCAAGACTGTACTTTCAACCGTGATGGAATGGAGACTCACAAAATGGATATTTTTGCTGGTCTGGATGTCGGTTACAGAGACCCAACAGCATTTTGTGTTATTGGCTACGATTGGGACGAAGAAAAGTACTACTTACTAGACGAGTATCTTGATGCAGAAAAAACAACAGAACAACACGCTACTGAAATCAAAGCGCTTATGGATAAGTGGGATATTGATTTTATCTATATTGATTCTGCTGCTCAGCAAACTCGATTTGACTTTGCACAAAATTATGACATCACCACTGTCAACGCTAAAAAATCCGTACTTGATGGAATTGCACATGTTGCAGGAATCGTAGAAAACGATAAGCTAATGGTGGACCAGACTTGTAAAGAAACTCTCAGTTCACTAGACCAGTATCAATGGGATGCAAATCCAAACCTTGCAAGAGAAAAGCCCAAGCATAATCGAGCATCGCACATGGCGGATGCTTTACGATATGCACTTTATTCTTTTGAAATAAGCAGCAGCGGGTTTTAATGATACCATTTAAAAAATAGTTCTTGACTCGCAACCTCAAATTAGTTATACTTTCGGTAATATAAAAATGGATCTTAAAAGAGACATCGTAAAATATATAAGAGATAAAGCAAAAAATAAATATGAAAAAGGCACTGAGTGCTATATTTGCGGATCTACAGAGCAACTTGATTTTCACCATTTTTATACGCTCAGTCCGCTAGTTCATAATTATGTTAAGAAGAAAAAACTTCTTCCAGAAAATATTTTATCGTTTCGAGAAGACTTTATAGAGGAACACTGGGCCGAGCTTTACGAACATACAGTCACTCTATGTCATGCGCACCATTTGCAGCTACACAAAGTATACGGAAGAAATCCTAGTCTAGCAACCGCAAAAAAGCAGGAAAATTGGGTAGAAATTCAAAGAGAAAAACATGGCATGGTATGATAGACTAATCGGGCGAAAAGCTCCAGAAGACGCAGAAGAAAAACTTAATCCTGCGCAGCCTTATTTTGATCATAAAACCACTTCCTCTCGAGAATTTACTTTTCGATACGAACGCGCATACGAAGACTTAGAAATTGTAAATCGTGGCGTAAACCTCATTGTTGATGATGCTGCCGAGATTCCTACAACTGTAGGCGGACAGATTCAATCTTTTAACAATATTGTAAAGGGCATAAAACGAGCAAAAGTAAACCTTCTTTTAAATAAGGAACCTAATCCTTTTCAGGATATTAATACGTTTAAGCGTAATTTAATTACTGACTTTTTGCTAGACGGAAACATATTTATTTACTTTGACGGAGTACATTTATATCACCTTCCATCTAGCAAAATGGTAATTCACGCAAGCGATAGTACTTATGTTGAAAAGTATACTTTCAACGAAAGAATTAATTATAAGCCTAGTGAAATCATTCATGTAAAGGAAAATTCTTTTTACTCCATTTATCGAGGAGTATCTCGATTAAAGCCTGCACTTCGTACAATGATTCTTATGCAACGAATGCGGGATTTTCAAGATAACTTTTTTCGAAATGGAGCAGTTCCAGGATTGGTACTTAAAAGTCCAAACACTCTTTCCGAAAAAATTAAAGAAAGAATGCTACAATCTTGGATGGCTCGCTACAAGCCCGATGCAGGGGGCAGGCGACCACTAATACTAGATGGCGGTATTGAAATAGACTCAGTTGCAAATGTAAACTTTAAAGAGTTAGATTTTCAGAGTGCAATAACAGAAAATGAAAAAATTATTTTAAAAGCACTCGGTATACCACCAATCATGTTAGATTCAGGGAATAATGCAAACATTAGACCCAACATGCGAATGTACTATCTTGAAACTATTTTACCGATAGTCAGAAAGTTAAATTTCGCACTAGAACGATTTTTTGGATTTGAATTGACGGAAGATATTAGTAATATTCCGGCACTTCAACCAGAGCTTCGAGATCAATCTCAGTATTATTCAGCTTTGGTTAATACTGGTATTATCTCACCAAATGAAGCTCGTGACAAACTTGGATTCGAACCAGTAGAAGGGCATGATGTACTTCGAGTACCAGCAAATATTGCAGGTAGCGCAGCAAATCCAGACGAAGGCGGCAGGCCAGTAGAAGGAGAAAACGAAAATGGCGAGGCTTAGAGTAAGGAATGAAATTTTAAAAGCAGTGGGCATGTTTATGCTAGAAAAAGGAAAAATCCTTGAAAAGCATGATTATGACCAGTACGGAAATGAAGTTCCTATTCGCTCTGGAATGGCATTGAACCATTTCGGAAGCTGGTCTAGGATTCTCCAGACAATGGAAGGCAGTTTGCCTGAATTGTGGAAGGAAATAGAGGCAGCGTCAGCTCCGCCTCCTCCACCTCCTCCGCCAAAGCCTGAAGCAGATCCTCTTGCAAGTCTTGCAAAAAAGACTACTTCAGTAAAGGAAAAGAGTGAAGATGATGAATAAAATTTTCAATCTTACCTCCACATTTAAATCACATGCTACCGAAGATGGAAGTGTAATGATTCGAGGTATGGCAAGTACTTCGGACTTTGACCGTGCAGGAGATTCTATTTCTGCTGAAGCATGGGCAAAAGGAGGATTAAGTAACTTTGAAAAAAATCCAATTATCTTGTTTAATCATAATTATGACAAGCCTATTGGTAGAGCAACGGGGCTCAAAGTAACTGATCGAGGCCTCGAACTCGAAGCTAAGATTAGTAAATCTGCCCCTGAATCAGTTTGTGAACTAATTCGAGATGGTGTCCTTGGAGCTTTTTCTGTCGGCTTCCGAGTCAAGGACGCTGATTATATCCAGGAAACCGACGGACTAAAGATTAAGGATGCTGAGTTGTTTGAAGTATCGGTTGTATCCGTTCCTTGCAATCAGACAGCTACTTTTTCTCTGGCGAAATCATTTGACTCTATTGAAGAGTATAATGAATTCAAAAAAACTTTCACCAATAGTGTCGATCTAGCCGGTCAGTCTCTGGCTAAGAACGAGGATATTTCCTCAAGCATAGCTAGTGAAACACCGGACGGAACCCAAGAGGTTCAAAAGGAGACAAAAATGTCGGAAGATGTAAAAACTCCCGAAGTCGACTTGGAAGCTTTTGCTAAGAAGGTAGCAGAGGAAACTGCTGCTAAAATTGCAATGAAGCAAGCCGAGCAGAAAGCAGCTGAAGAGAAGGCTGCACAAGAAGCTGCTGAGAAAGCTCAGGCAGAAGCCGAGGCTAAAGCTCAGCAGGAAGAAGAAGTCAAGCAAGCTGTAGTAACTGGCGTAGAGTCAGGTACTGAGCGACTTCTTAAAGATATGGAAGAGAAGCTTACTTCTCGTGAAACGGATATGGCAGACGTTCTCGCTCAGTATAAGAAAGAGCTGGAAGAGAAGTCAGATGAAATCACCAAGATGCGCGAATCCAAGCGCGTATTTGCTGACCGCGCACAAAAGTCTGATATCTCAGCTTGGGGTAAAGACTTTTTGAATGCTCACATGTTGGGTGTTATGACTCAGAAGGGTTGGAACACTGATTTTGCTCGTGACATTCAGGAAAAAGCCGGTATCGACTATGCTACTAACGCAGCAGACATCGATCAAGAAGTTTCTTCTTTAATCGAAAAGGAAATCATGAACGAACTCCGCGT